CGCCGTTTGGCAATAATCTCCATCCAAATTCATCGGCGATTAACTTATAAATCTCTTCTATTTTCATAGCGGAAATCTCCTTAGAACCGAATTTTGAATACCCAAGCCACCATCGGCCACGCGACGAACGCCACCGCCAGTAACAGCACGAGCAGCAGCGCGAGTTGGATTATTCTCGACATGGTTCGACTAACTCGCAGACAATTTCTCGCTCCAATGACCCAACTTTGTCATAATTGAATTGGAGTTCTCCTCGCATTTCCACCAACCACAATCTCTCACCTTTGTATTTTGTTGGTTCAATGGTCGCATGAAGAGCATGACGAGTACATATTTCCAGTGGCCCAGGTATCGTTTCCACTAAACCATTGTGAGCTAACGTTCCGCTTCCACCATTTGATGGCCTACCAAGGCTATCCGATTTCCAGAAAGCTAGGTACCCAAGGCAGCCAGAGATATTCGAAAAAAATTGCTTGAAAACAGCAATCCAATACCCATCCCTATACCCGGACCCGTCCCCGGACCCATACCCATACCCATACCCAGACCCGGACCCGTCCCCGGACCCGGACCCATACCCATACCCATACCCGGACCCATCCCCAGACCCATCCCCGGACCCATACCCATACCCATACCCATACCCATCCCCGGACCCATCCCCAGACCCATCCCCAGACCCATCCCCATCCCCATACCCGGACCCGGACCCATCCCCAGACCCATCCCCATCCCCATACCCGGACCCGGACCCATCCCCAGACCCATCCCCAGACCCATACCCATCCCCATACCCGGACCCGGACCCGGACCCGGACCCGGACCCATACCCATACCCATACCCATACCCGGACCCATCAATTTTTAGAATTTCCACGGCGCTTCCTCCCACGCCTTAATTGCGGCTTCCTCAACTTCAACTACCGAAGTAACATCATGCAACAGGATATTTGCAGGAGGTCCGACTTTGCAGTTTTTGTTTGGTCCCATAGTAGCCAACCCCATGAAACCGCGAAGGTCGGACGACCAATAAATGCAAAGTCTACCGCGCTTAAGTTGAATTGATTTCCCTGAAACATCAGAAGCGTACCCGAAAAAAACGCCACGATGAACAGTGGTTACGACGACTGCTTTTTCAGTTTTTAGCATATTTCTCCTTTAATTTTATTCTCTTACACCGCCAGCAGCGCGAGTTGGACTAGGCGGGTCATTTGCCTTCTAGTTTTTCTATGGTCAGTTTGGCAAGCTCGCAGATTCCGTTCATTTCCTCTGTCGGAGCGATCCTCGTCCAACCATCACGCGACGAACGCCATAGAAATACTAACGATTCACGTAATCTCCATTCGTTAAAATCCAATGGTCAACTTCCTGAGCAGAGCGGGCCAGTAAGTAGGTTTCCCCTCTCGACTCCGCATCCTTCTGAAATTCCACTTGCTCTTTGCTTTGCTTACCAGATGGAGACTTGCATTCAATCCAGAGAATTACGCGACCTTGGTGATAAAAAACTCCCTTCGGAGGGGGAAAATCATCCCAATTAAACATGCACAAAAAATCAGGAGTTCCAGCCTTATTTCCCTTAACCCTCCATTTACCCCGACCTCCGGCCCGTCCAAGGATGTCACCCGATTGCAAGCGGAAGAAGCGGATGCTCATTTTCTCAAGAAGCTCTATAATCTCCTTCTTAGGTCCAGCCTCTCGGGCCTCTTTCTCCGCTCTCCGCCTCTCCGCCCGCCACTTCACCAACTCTCGGTCGGTCATTGTGGGTTTACCCCTTCCGTAGAATGCCATTTATTTGCGCTAGGATGCCCTGTGGAGACGTCAAAGAGACACAGCCTATGCCATATACTCCCCGGCACAGAGAGGCGTCTTTATGGAACAAATAGCGGGGTAAAAGAGAACCTTTGTCCGAAACCCACTTACCCTGCCCGATTACCACTTTTCCACCGCATTTTGAGCATTGGCGGTTCATTATTCCACCTTGGTGACTCCGACTCTCTCAATATCAACCTTCCAGTAGGGTGCTTTTCCTTTTGGCTCGATTCGGTTGCCGCTGATGACAAATTCACCGCAAATAACCTGCTTCGAGCCTGAATCGAAAACCCTTTTGGCCTTGGTTTTGATTTCCTCGTCCAACTCCTTGAAGCGATGGCTGGCAGCTTCGCAGGATTCTCGCTCCTTGAGAGCTTCCGCCATCTCGCCATCGTCGCTAAAGGCAATGCCGGCGCCGGCGTCGATTTCGGGAAGGCAAGCCGCCTTCAGCGGACAGTCAAGGCAGATTTCGGGGTCGTTAAGGCGGTGAGAAACAAGCCATTCATTCCAGTCGTAACATCCTCCTTCGACGAATACCTTGACTCCAGACTTAACTTCCTCCGCCTTCTTAATCAGGCTCTCCGCGAACTCCAAGTCCAGCGTGAAGGCGATGATCTTGATTTCTCCCGTTGCTTTGTTTTTAAGAATAAGCCACCCTTCCGGCTGGCTTTCGAGAAGCATGTAAATCTGGAGTTGCGCGGCCCACTTGCGGTAGTAATACTTCTTGGAGTAGCGCACGTCATCAACGGTATTCAGCTTGACAAAGATGAACGGGGAGCAGGACTTGATTTCAATGAGGGTAGCCTTCTCCCCGTCCTTAGCCAGATATCCGTCGATGTGGCCCGAGAGGTCGTAATTTGACCAATATACGGTTCTCTGGCTCTGCTCGATGCGATAACCCATCTGCTGAAGGTCAATCTTGACCGCCTGTTCTTGGAGGTTTCCCTCTGAGAAAATGCAGGACAGCTTGGCATCAGGGGCGCTTGCCGTTTCGCCGGCGACACGGGTCAAAGCGATGTAGGCCGTGCAAGGGTGTCCCAAATCGCTCGCCCTGGTTGTCGCCGCACGGCTGGAGTGATTGTGAGATTGTTTATGAGCGTAATATTCCACAGTGACTTGTTCAGGTGTCAATGGCTGCCTCCTGCTTCCATGTCTTTGCAGATTTGCTCGTACTTGGATTTGGGGATTTCTTTCGAGTGCTCAATGCCGTGGTTCTTCATGAGGTAGTCTTTGATTTCGGCATCCTTCCAGCCAGCGCCTTTGGCGATGGCGAAGAACCGCTTGACTTGCGCCTCGGAGATTACACCATCGTTATAGGTGACTTTTCCGGTAGCTGTTCCGCTTGTCACCTTGCCACTCGTTGCGGCTTGAACTTCAGCCCATGTGAGCCCGCGCATTCCGATGATGCGGGTAACGGCGTTGACCAGCCAGTTGGAGTATGCCGCCTTGCGAACGTCAAGAAGGTCTAGGCGGTCTTGTTTGGCGAAGAACGGATCGTTGGCGTTACGGCCTCCGATGATATCCATCTCAGTCCCAAGGACGCGGGATCCCACGCGGCCATTGACCTCGTATGCCGGCAGTCCCGTTGTGAGGTCCATTTCCAGCGTGATTTTTACATCCTTGGTGTAGATACCCCAAAGAGCCATCAGCTTTTCGGCGCCTGTCGACTGAAGGTAGGGCTTCCCTTGCAGGTCAACCCAATCGTTGACACTAGTTCGCTTCAAGCTGAGTTTGGTTACTGAATCAAAGAAGTCGAGGCGCTTACGGGCGATTTCCATCAGCTTTTCCGGCTCGATGTCGCCCTGCATTGATAAGACCTCTCCTGCCAGTGAAGAGCGTTGCAGATTTTCTGGTACTACCACGGCATCCACTGTTTTTTCCTCTGCCATCAATCCTCCTTTATTCTCGGGTCAATCTCGGTGATTTTGAAATCCGCCTTGGCGCTGGGTTGCAACAGGCTCTTGAAGGCGGTCCACTCAGAGTCAGAAAAATATAATTCTCCCATTCCAAATATAAGAACCTGCCACTGGTCAATCGTGCGATGATGCTCTGCTCGTATTCTGAACGTCTTGTCAATCGCCATCGCGGGCCTCCTTATGGTAGCAAATATCGTTTTATGATTTTTGTTTGAGCAGCCCTAGCAGCAGCCACACCAGCAGCCCAAGCAGCAGCCACAGTAGCAGCCCCAGCAGCACCCCCAGCAGCAGCCCCAGCAGAAGCCACAGCAGCAGCCACAGCAGCAGCCACAGTAGCAGCCCCAGCAGAAGCCCAAGCAGCAGCCTCAGCAGTAGCCTCAGCAGCAGCCTCAGCAGCAGCCCCAGCAGAAGCCACAGCAGCAGCCACAGCAGCAGCCACAGTAGCAGCCCCAGCAGAAGCCCAAGCAGCAGCCTCAGCAGTAGCCTCAGCAGCAGCCTCAGCAGCAGCCTCAGCAGTAGCCTCAGCAGCAGCCTCAGCAGCAGCCACAGCAGCAGCCACAGCAGCAGCCCAAGCAGCAGCCCCAATATTTCCAAGTGCAAATTGGCGTGTAGCTTCTATTGCCAATCGCGGCCTGTTGTCATCGGGGTATTTACCTTCATAGACGTTAACAACTGCCTCTGCGAAATCAGCAGCCATCAGGTGAGCAACCACGTCGCAGTTTTCAACGGTCGCACAGAGCGCCCACAGGCAATCTTCTGTACCGTTAATTTCCAAAATAGTGAGAAGGTTAATAGGTTTGTCATGGTCAAACTTTGTTCCACCCAATGCTTTGACAAGATGGGCGTATCGGCTACTGTACGCGCCAGCTTGTTTAAGTAAGTTAAGCGTCGTGGTGAGTCGTTGTGCATGGTCAGCAGGATTAATTTTCATATTTCGCTTTCCTGTTCCGCCGAGTGCTTCTCGGCAATCATTCGCAATTCGTTGCACTCGCGCTTGTGGTCACGGGCCGCTTTGCGCTCCGCTAACCCAATAACCAGAATAACGACGATGACGAACAATCCAATCCCGATGAGGCCCAGCGTGTCGGGGTCCGTCATTCGTCCCTCTTCTTTTTCCAAATCAGAACATCGCTATTAACACGGCGCATGATGAAGAGGCTAGGGAATCTTTTGCACAGAAAATTTGACCGTAGACTGTTTGCTGCCGATAGTGCCTCGGCTGCATCCGAAAATGATACATGAAGACAGTCGTCTATCTCCATTTTAGCGAGTTGGACTTGCAACTCTTGATATTTGCTTTTGGGAGGCGGAAGAGGAACATTTTTTTCGATTGTAAATTTCATTTCTCCACCTTCATTTCCTCAATCTGCGCGAACCTTTCCCCTAGCATACGGCGGATAATGAAGCCTACGCCGCGCTGCTCTTGGTCAGCGATGGATTTTAGCTTAGGGAAGTAGCCGTAAGTATCCTTGAATCCGATGACTCGGATTTTTGCCTTCTTGGTTGCTTGTTTTGGGTTTCTCATGCTGCGATTTTACTAGGTTGTATCCGGTTGTCAAGAGTTATTTTGTAAAATCTTTCAAATTCTCTTGACACGCCATCCCAAAGGTGTATTCTGGGTCTGCGGAAGGCTCCCAGCCTGATGCCCGGTTTGGCCACCGGACAAGGAATCGAGGGGTGGTGCCTCTACCACCACCTCTCTGCTCTGTAGAGGAGAGAATTGTGAGTTCGAACCCACCTGCATTTCAGTTTTACGCCAAAGATTGGATTTCAAGCCACACAGTACGGGGAATGCGAAGGGAAGAACGTGGAGATTATATTGACCTTCTCGCGGCCTCATGGAATTCTGGCGAGCCCGGAACACTCCCTTTTCCGGTTGAGATGGCCGCTAGATGTGCCGGACTTGATACCAGACTTGTCCGACACTTCTTCCTCAAGTACCCCCACATCTGGGTCTTAGATGAGACTCAGCTACCGCCTAAATACGTCAACAAGAAACTTCACGATAATTGGCTTAACTATAAGGAAATAAGTGAGAAGAGAAGAATTGCGGCTAATATTCGGCATAATGCAAATGCATCACAAAAGGACATGCAAAACACCCACTCTGCATCTGCTCCTGCATCTGCACCTGCTTTTAGTACACACACCGCTGAAAATCCCCACGTTCGTAAAGTATTCCAGAAGCCAACATTAAAACAAATCTTCGATGAGATGGTCCATAGGGGGATACCTGAATCAGTTGCAACTCCTGAGTGCGAGGCTTTTCTTGACCATCACGAAACCCGAGGCTGGAAATTGAAGGGTCAACCCATGGTGAGTTGGAAGGCGGCAGTCGGAACGTGGAAGCATAATCTTGGACTATTTTCAGGAGGAAATGGGAATGGACAAAAATCAAAATCGGAAATCAATCAAGATTCAACCGTCAGATCCCTCACAGGGTTTGTCTCTCGCCATAGCTAAATGGCTGGCTATTTTCTCTGAGAACTTCCGCCATGCAATTACCGCACTTTTGCCAGAAATATGGCTGGAGGCTTTAAAAGATATGGAGCCATGCGTTTTTGAGAATGCTTGCGCTAGATATCTTCAAGTCGGCCATTTTTTTCCCTCAATAGCAGACATACGAGATGCTGTAAGGCTGCCTGATTTACCGATACATGACCTCGGAGAGGATTCCGTCGCGGAGGCGGCATGGCTTCACTGCCTTGCGTATGCTAACCGTTGGCATCCTGATTGTGACCCTCCAAGGGGATTAAGGCTCACCCAATCTGAGGCAAGGTCATTACAAGTTGCAGGTGGAATCTACATGCTTTGGACGCTTCAGGATGGAGGGGGAAAGGATTTAGCTTTTATGCGACGGTCTTTTTTTGAATCATTCAAACGCCGGGATAAGGTAGCTGATGCTCTTACGGCATCACCACCGCAACGTCAGATTACCAGTGGATTTAAAAGCTTAAACTATATTGTTAAGGATTTTCAATGAGCCATCTTCAGCCTATCTATGAAGTCGAGATTATGGCAACCTGCATAGTATCGAGAATCGTTCGGGTGATGGCGCCAGATGCGCTACAGGCAGAGGTTTTAGGGATTGACGAGGCGAAGGACTTCACGCAAGGCTGGAAAGTGATTGGAGTTTACGGAGAGCCGATAGCGGTTGAGACCATGAAAGAGAGGGAACATTGGATGCGGGCGTAAAATCGGGCCGTATGATTGCTGTTCGGTGGTGTGCGGGGATTGCGTTTCCTTACTTGCTTTACTGCCGTCCGAATCCATCGATATGATTTGGACCGACCCTCCCTACGCCCATGGAAATCATAACGGCGATGCCCCTTGGCCGCTGTGGGGCGTCAAAATCGAAAATAGGTATGCAGATACCAGAAAGTCAGAAAACCCGCCACAGCCAGACCTAAGAAGAAACCAGACAGGCCACAAAAAAGCCAGCCGAGCAGTTTGTTTGAGCTGTCCTCAATCCTCTGCACCCGGCGTCCGAACTGATATGCGGCCAGGTGCTCAGCGTCGGCATGAAGTTGATTCTCGCGCTCCATTGCTTCTGCCTGAAGGCTCAATTCCTCACAGTAGTCGGAAAAACGTTTATTTTTCATCATTTTCGGTGTCAAGTTCATCAAGGGTTAATAGTTCGCTCATTTTGCCTCTTTTAATGGCGTGAAAATAGCGGCCCGTTCTTTGTCTTTTTCTGCCGCCCTTTCCGTTTCCAATCTTTCAATCAATTCCTCTTGAGACACACTTCCTCCATTAAAGCCATCTTCCGCTTTTCCCCTTCTTTGCTCTGTAGCAGCCAAACAGTAGTCGGTTAGGATTGCCTTGGGGAGAGCCTGGGGCTTAGGGTCGAATGCGGTTTTGAAGCGTTGCTGCTCTGACCTGGGCGGAGCCGTACAAGAGTAGTGTATCTCAGAAGCGATTCCCGGCAAACCATAGCGCATTGTCCTGCCACCGGATGCAAAGGGTATCGTCCCATCGACAGTCTGGCTGCGGCCAGTCGTTGAATTGTCGGATTGATTGAGAAATGGCATGATTCCCACTCACTTGGGGATACAGGCAGAGTGAGTGAGCACCCTGCCTGCACCGGAAACTGTCCGCGCCACCGTTTGCAAGACGATGACTTCCCCCAAGATACACCTTCGCATCCCTTTTGACAACAGGAAATTTGAAGGCGTACCAAGCTCATTATTTTCTCCCCGCCCTAAGATTATCTCTGACGCAAACCGATTCTGAGACAATATCGCCGCCCAGCATGATTCGGGCAATGGTTTTGTGGTGCCGATTGACTCTAGACGCCGCGTAGTACCACACGAGCGACTCTATCCCTGACTGAACTGCAAACCTTGCCGCACTAGGGTGTCTTGGCAACATCGGGTTTTGCTCGTAAGCTCCCCGGTGTTGCGCTTGGACGCTGGTTACGAGATCTACCGCGCTGCCCTGCCGCCCGCTTGCCAGATTTGCTGGGGAGCGGCAGGACGCCGGGATTAGCGGCGGTGCATGGCGCTCACCTCGTTCGGTAGAATTTATAAATCGCCACGGCTTCCCGACCAAGATAAAGCAAATCGCAATCGGATGGCTTGAACTCGATGCCAAAAACAAGGGAATTATATAGATGACTTCCTCGCAAAGTAACACGATGCCTCACGCTTTTTCGCCTCACTTTACGCGGTCGCTGGCGTCAGGTTCGCGAGCTTGCGGGCTTCCCGCTTTTCCCGACGTATCCTCCGTCGCTCTGCCTTTGTCTTTGGCTTCGGGCGGTATCGAAGAACCGCCCCTGCCATCCTGTCAAGCTCTTCCGGTGTCTCTTTCATGCCGTAAGCTCCTTATAGGTGAGTCTCTTGCCTGCGACCGCCTGCACAAAGCTGGTGAGTCGCTTCCAAGTGTGGCGCTCGACGTTGCCTTCATTCAGGCGGAAGGAAAATTCATCGACGTACCGGCCAAGGTGCTTCTCTGTGACGTGATGATACACGCCGTGCAATCCGCGCTTCAGGACCGCCCACACGCTCTCGATACCGTTTGTGTGAGCCATCCCCTTGACGTACTCGCCAGCGGAGTGATTCACGCTCTCCTGGCGGTAGAACAGCCCGTTCATGTCGTTGTAGGCCGGGTGCTCATCGTTCATCAGCGTCGAGCCAATCTCCACCCGAGCGTGGATGGCGCTCTGAATCTCAGCCATGCTGGTATTCTCAATCGCCATCGCAAGGGTTTTCCCGCCACGCTCACGCATCCCCAAGACCGGGACTTTTCCGACCGCTCCACGCCCCATCTTGAGCTTGTCCTTTTCGTGCTTGTTCGACTCTTTCCCACCGATGAACGTTTCGTCAATCTCCACGATGCCGCTCAGTTTGATGTTCTCATCGTTGCAGGCTTCACGGAGACGGTGCAGGACGAACCATGCAGACTTCTGCGTGATGCCAATCTCTTTGGCGAGCTGCATCGAAGAGATACCCTTACGGGCTGTCACCATCAAATACATAGCGTAAATCCACTTGTGAAGCGGAACGTGGGAGCGCTCGAAAATGGTGCGGGTCCGAACGGTGAATGTCAGCTTGCAGGCGTTACATCGGTAGTATGCGGACTTGCGTACCGTGATGCGCTCCCCGCTCTGGCAGTCGGGGCATTTAACCCCGTTGGGCCAGAGCAGCCCTTCCAGATAGAGCCGGGCTGCTTCCTCGTCGGGGAATCTCTCGAACAGCTTGAATGTGCTAATGGTCGAACGGCTCATTTTTCCTCCAGAGAGTTGCCGGGTTACCTACCGGCCCTCGGTACCACCCGAGAGGCCCCGCCTGCGCGGAGTGCGCTCGTGCGGAGATCAGCCCTGTTCTACTGGGAGATATTCATGCAAGCGGCCAAGGCCGTCCGTTTGGCCGTTCGGTCGGAAATCATTGTTCGGGGTCGAATCCTGCTCAGCCTGCGCGATAGCGTCAGCTTCGCTTGTCGCCATGACCTCAATTACGTTAGCGCGGGTTTTGCCGCCGACCTCGTGATAAACGACATACGGCTTTTCGCTCGCGACTCGTTGAACGAGCGCGAAAAAATCCGCGTCCTCCATCTCGCTCGCGTCCTTTATTGTGTAGATTCCGAGATCCGCGAGCAATTCAGCCATGCGCTCAGCCTCGGCCATCGTCGCTGCGCTGCCCATCATCTCCATCAATTCGCTGATGTTTTTCATTTGAATCTCCTGCCGCTGGTAGCGGCTCTGGCGTCGGTCGCCACCCTCATTAACAGGACCATTATACATAACTGCCTTGAGGAAGTCAAGTACTTTATTAAGCCTGTTTTCAGCACTTTACAGAGAGGAAGTAAAGTATATAAGTCCCAAAAAATAAGCAGGACTTGACAAAGGTGTTATACTCCCATCGTTACGGTTGATGCAGTAAATCAACGCGGCTGCCCACAACGCATGAGTCGTCGCGCCCGTAGACAGATACTAGTAGGCTGGAGCTGGAGAGATAGCGAATCAGGAGCAACCGTGGCCCATAGGACTCCTACCCGTGCGAGGCTCCCAGGGCGATCCGCTACTAGTTAGGTTCGTACGACCTGCTATAAGAATAGACGGGTATAAGGGCCGTGTATCTGCAAGCAAACTTCCATAAATCATACCTACTATAAACGGAATTACGTGTATGAATCCTAATAGAGTATTATATGAGAAGTAATAGTTAAGAGGAGAGACACATTGTATCTGCTATAAGGGAATTGCGCTGAGTAAGGTCCGCCAAAGATGTGCGGAAGATTAAGGCTGCTGGGTTACATAATACTCCTTAGCGGACGTAAATAATCATTGACAACCTATAAGTATTGTGATATGTGTATGTTTATGAGAAAAACATTATTAGAACGTCAAGAAAAGATGCGGGTTAGGATGTATCAAAGGAAAAGGGTAGGGTGGATTCCTGGTTCTAGCAAACTGTGGCCAGCCCAGCGCGAACAGATCGTTGACCTCGCCATTTCTGGTAGTTTCACCCAGGAGCAGATAGCAGGTATCTTTAAGGTTTCACAGCCTTTAGTGCATGAAGTGCTCAAACGAGAGGGCTTGACGCGGGAGAACAAGCCAGCCGAAACACGCGTATGTGCACAATGCGGTGAGCCTGTGAGGATTAACGGACATCGCCGGCGAGCTCGTAATTCATTCTGTTGTGAGGCTCATTACTTCCTGTTCTTGAACAATCCAGCCTACCAACGCAGTGTATGGGGAACTAAACTGGCTCGCAGGAAGGTAACTGAACACTTCCAGCTACAAGAAGGTAACATCGTTCACCACCAGGATGGTAACGATAACAATAATGAATTGACTAACTTGTGGGTGTTCGCAACGAGTGGTGAGCATACAAGCTACCACCGGGGCGGAGGGGCGCAACCGATTTGGAGGGGAGGCCGGCAGGCATAGCGAGTTTCCGGCAACGACACGATGTCCGTTGTCCGAGGCCTGGGGGGTGGGGGTGCCTATGCAATGGGCATTGACTGCCATTTTTTATTTTTCAATTTTTGAATTTTCGATTTTTTCCTGTCACAAAATCAACTTGACAAACATTTGTCACGTATGATACACGTTAAAATATGGCGAGTTTGAATTTGAGGAATGTGGATGAGGGGTTGGTGAGGAGGCTGAAGATACAGGCGGCCATAGAGCGGGTGACGATGGGGGAGTTGGCGGAAAGGATACTGGACGAGGGGTGTGAGAGGTACGATGAAGTGGAGGACGCGCCTGGGGGCGGGTTGTCGGAGTGGATGAAGAAATCGGGGGAGGGAAAATGAGTCTTGACCAATACGACATCATCGTATGCTGCGACGGTACAGCAGTTATTCACTGTCCTACCGTTGAGGTACGGTGGGAGCAATTACCCGAAGCGACCTACCGGGAGCAGTTGATTCCGTTTGCCGAGGTTCAGTGTGAGGAATACAACTATGAGTAAAGGTCAATGCGTTCATTGCTGGCATTACCATGAGGCTCCGATGGGGGAGATTGTACCATCAGATCATGTTTACCAGAAGTGCTGTAAGTGTCCTGAGAGCAGGGTCATTCATGTAGATGAGGCGAGGGAGGGGATGGAATGAAGAGCGTAACGGTCAAGGTGGTGCTGCCGAGAAATTCTTACGATGACGCCTTGGACATTGCAAAGAGCAGGAAAGTGCAAATTCGCACACTCATCGCGGACGTTTTCGAGCATTGGCGCGCAACAACTGGATTGAGCCATCTAAGCGAAGATCTCGATAAGCACCCTCCGGAGACGTCGCCAGAACTTGAACCTGCCTCCCCCTCCGTTCCCGCGTCTGCGTCGAGCGGCATTTCCTTGCTGCCTCCACCATCTGTGCTATTTCCAGACCTTACTCCTGGCGTCGAGTACGTCGTCCAGCACTTTGTAAGCGACACCCATCTTGCCGAGCTACTGAACGGAGGAATGACGCCCGTTCACATCATCCAAAGCCGCTTCTGTGAGCCGAATCAGTATAAAGGCATCGTTATTTTCGCTAAGAGGAAGGTATGAGTGAGACACCGCTGCAAACATCGTTACGGCTGCTTGCAATGTTGACGACGCCGGAGGTTCCGGTAAGCGACTTTTGTAAGGCCTGGGTCGAGGCGCGGGAGTTCCTGAAGGAGTATGATAGGCGGTTGACAAAGCCTCTTGAGGGGCATAGAGTTTCCCCATGAGCCGCAAAAAGAAGTTCAAAATCTACAAGGATACGCTTCCCAAGCCCCCGCGCCCACCGGGAAGGCTCCCGATGCCTCAAGTCTTTGTCCCCGACCCGCGCTTGACGCCGGAATGCACGCAGATGGCTTCCGACCAGACCCGGCGCGTGCCCTGCGTCGGTCATGGTGTGGTCATCAACAGCCCCGGAACGAGTATTTCCGTTCCTCCCGATAGGAGCAATCAATGAGAATCACTGAAGAAGTCAACCCCTCATCAAACCTTAAAGAAATTGTACCTCTCAATGGGGTTGAGATGCGGGCTTACCTGCTGCACGAAATCAAGCGTTACTTGGACGGTGAGCATGGTTTGTTTTCTGTTGGTAGGGCTTGGCCTAGCGCACGGGCGGCGGTGAGTATAACTATTGGGTGTCCGGGAATGGAGGATGCCCATGACATTGAATTTGATGTGGCTGTGCCACCCGATCCCGAGGATGTCCGTTGTATGCTCACCGGGACGACGCCGAAGCCGAAAGACGCGGTTGACGACGCGGAAATCAAACCCGAAGGGACTGCGCCCGTCAAGGTGCATAGGGGGTATGCGGGATAAATGGGAGGATTCATTAACATCACATGCCCAGTCTGTTTGGAACAGCGAGTTGTTTGGTCGCCGTGGGCAAAGCCTAATCGGGATGAGCAGGGAAACCTTAGATATTGGTCGCTTTCCTTAAAGCACCTCATGTGTACGAAATTTATTTTCCATCCTATACCTATATGTTCACCTGAGCCGACACAGTATCTAAATCCAGTCCTCAAATGGGTGATAATTTAATGCGCTTTCCCATCACCATCGTTCGTCTGAAGCCGCTGATTCGCGCAATGGAGCGTAATGCGCGGGCCAATGAGCGCGTAGCCGACGCTCTTGACCGCATCTGCCCGCCCGTCATCGAATCGAAGGAAGAGCCGCAAGATGAGGACTTTATCAAGATGACTCCCACCGAGGCGTCACGCGAAGACGTTCAGGCCCGCATCAGACAGGCGCTAGAGTCCGGCGAAGACCCAAACGAGTTGATTGATAATTATTTTCCAGAAGGGGATGGAGAATGAGGGGAATCCTTGTTGAGCAGCAAGCCCGAATGAAAGCCAAGAACGACAAGGTCGCTGCTCTTTCCTCCCAACAGAGGAAGGCGGAAGAAGCTGCCAAGGCCGAAGCTCGCCGGAAGATGAAAGACAATCTCCTTATCTCGCTTGCCCAGAAGTGTGCCAGCATTGGAAAACTCATCAAGTTGTTTCCCAAGGGTTTTGAGGAGGGCGTTTTCTTCATCATGCAGGCCGCTGACAAGGATAAGAACGTCAAGAAGGTGGTGGAGGCTTGGCAGGACTTGGGATGCCCCACCAATGACGATTCCATCTTTGACCAACTGTGCCTTAAAAACAGGGTGAGGCAGGATTGGGTGGTCAAGGGGATCTGCGCGGCGGCGAAGGAGTACACGGGACTGATGGCCTTTGCTCTGGCGGATACTGCCATGCCTGCAATCGTTCAAAAATCCATCAAAGTTGCAAAAACATCAAAGGGGATTGAAGACCGCAGGATGTTGATGCAGGCTACCAATGTTTTACCGACGAGGGCGGGAATTCAAATCACGAACATGAATTCTCAGCGTATAAGCGAAGAGAGGACGGATAATACTCAGGTCAACATTTCTCTGCCATCGTTCGAGCAAGACACGACTGCTAGTTGTGATGAAATGAGAAACCCTCAACCCCTGTTGGGGCAGGGGGAATAAATGTATTCTCGAAAAATCATCGAGAAGAATCTGGACCGCGAACGGTACAGAATACGCCAACTTCTGCGGGACAAAACCTTTGAATTCGTCGAGCATTCCCCCTCCGATTGCCAGCATTCCCGAAAATACTTTCACCAGACAGATAGTTTAGGTAATGAACCCAATGTCGAGCGGTACAAGAAAAACCAGCTTAACGCTGATGAAATCAAGTGGATTCTCAACGAGCGGGCATTGTGCCGCTATGACTATCTTTACTTCCTGACCCACTACTACCATATCGAAACCCACGACAACCGCCTTATTCTTCTTAACCCCAATCTTGCCCAGAGAGCGCAAATTCAATGCAAGGCCGAATTGGAAGAGAAGGGATTGGGAATCGAAATTCAGAATTTGAAGGCTCGGCAGGTGGGAGTTACGACTGAAAGTGAAGGCGATGTATGCCACCGCGTTACCTTCTATTCCAACGTCAATGCTGTGGTAGCTTCATCCAATCCCGCAAAGTCTGGACTTATGGCGGGTAAGATGGAAACCGGATGGGACAACCTCCCGGTATTCCTTCTCCCCCAAAAAGGCCCGCCGTGGAACCGCCAATGCTTTGAGTTTCCCGAGCAAAATTCCGCCGTGTCGATTCAATCCGGCGCTCAGTTCAATGGCGTGGCACGCGGCCAAACCCCAACCTGCGCCCACCTTTCAGAATTAAGTGAATGGAATTCACCCAAGGATGACGTGGACAACGCCATGCTCCACGCCATGCACTCGAATCCTGAATTGATGGTGATTCTGGAATCTACCGCTTTGATGATGAATGATTGGTGGCACATGACGTGGAAGCAGTCGGTGGCGGGAAAGAACCGTTTCACTCCACGCTTTTACGGTTGGTATCTTGCCCCCGACTTCTGGCCTACCGAAACTTATATGAAGAAGTTTCCCATCCCTGGTGACTGGGTTCCTTCCGACCGTGTTAAAAATCATGCGGAAATGGCTCGCCAATACGTGCTGACCGATGAGGTGGTGCTAAAGATTGTCGGCTCCGGCTGGCAGATGTCCCGAGAACAGATGTGGTGGTATGACCGGGAGTACAGGGCTGCGCAAGAGCGCCATGCGGTGAATGATTTTCTGCGGGAAATGCCCGCCACACCGGATGAAGCATGGCAGGTTACAGGATATTCCATATTTGACGCGGATATTATCCTTCAGCACTGGGAAGGATGCCGTCAACCTGCCGGCGTGTATGGATTCCGAGCCACCAGCGATACAATTCCTCTGCGATTACAAGCCGATGAGAACGAGGTTGATCGGAGCAAGGCACCCATTGAAATCAGTTGCGAGTGGATACCGGGCCACAAGGTTGAAGGCCAATTACTTCCACTGAAGTGGAAAGGGTATGGCACCGCCGATGAAACCGAAGGTCGGGAAAAATTATTCGTATGGGAATGGCCCCGAAGCGGGCAACAATACGGAGTTTCAATCGACACATCAGAGGGCATTGGGGCTAATCAGTCTGTGGTTGAAGGAATCCGAAAACAAACTCAGAAAGAATTTTCCGAGCAGATATTTGAGTATGCATCAACCTGGGCCAACCCGATTGACCTGATTAACATTGCCATGCTCCTTGGAAGCCTCTATTCCCCCCCCCGAAAAGACGGCGAACCGAATCAGGCAAAACTCATTGCCGAAGTCAAAAGCGAGTCCGACATCACGCAGTTTGAAATGAGGAAACATGGCTGGTACAATTTCCACCACTACATCTCTATCGACCGCGTTAAATTGGACCCCAATCAGCAACACCGTTTGGGTTGGTACACAACCCCTTGGTCGAGGAAGCGCATTCTGGCGTGGTTTATTTACAATCTCAAGATGGGCACTTTTCTTATCAATTCGCCGTGGCTTCTTCAGGAATGCAAAACCCTTCATCGCGATATATACGAGCAGCAATTACGCGCCGAAACGGGAGCGATGGACGACCGCATCATGGCAAGCAGTTTCGGGTGGTACGCCCTCCACGAATTAGATGAGCGCACCGCTGAAATGCAAATCATGGAAATGCAGCAAGAGGTTAAGATGGGTGCGTACAAGCCGCAAATCTCCGAGCAACAGCGGCAGGACTTGGAAGATTACACGGGGATGGGATTAGATTTCGGGTCGCAATCAAATATCGTGATTCCGCAATCCGACCCGGTGTATGATTTCTAGGGGGTGTAGCTCAGTCGTTAGAGCTTTCGATTCTTAATCGAAGGGCCGCGAGTTCAATCCTCGCCACCCCCACCAAGGAAATGCAAATGGCAACCTGTTCCTCATGCGGCAAGCGAATCGAAATCGGCTGGTGGCCTTTCTGTGCTGACGGCCATGAGCCGACAAGTAGCCGCGATGCCGTAGGGATGATTCCCCCTGTGATTTTTCGCAACAAGAAGGGCGAAATCCTTTTTCCGGGCCGTGGTGACAAGAAGCCGCCCGCTGGCTACGAGCGCGTGGAATTGCGGACAATGGCGGAAATCCGAAGGTTCGAGAAGGAGTTTGGGAATGAGGAAAAGCGAAAGCACCAAGACAAGCAGCAGCTTGAGGAAATCAGGGAAGTCTATTATTCCCGAAGGCGCATTAGCAACCTTAGAACAACATTACAGAACCTCCCTCCTAACTTACGTCCTTACGCCGAAAGGGCCATTCAACGTGCAGACTCCCGCTCCATCTCGGTAGCCGCGAGGAAATACGATCCCAAGGTTTGTTTTGAAGCGTTCAGTTACGATGCCAGCAACCGCGAGCGTTGCGACGACCGCCGCGACATGCTTGAGAGGTGCCGACGATGAGCCTAACCCTTAACAACCCCGACCTCTCAAAGCTCTGGGTTCCCGACGAAAACGGATTGCTCGACTTCTGTCATGTCCGCAGCCACGCCGCCCGCAACCGCTGGATTATCTACACCCAGCACTTTTACGATTTGAACGGAGTCTGTATCAACTGTGGTAAACTCCGCAAGGATGTCGAACCGAAGCAGGAAGCGAAGGCGCAGCGAGAAAATATTAAGGAACTCTGATGCCCATACCCCCTGAACAATGGCTAATCCCCAAGGTTGATGCCGACGAAGAAACCAAACTCGGCTGGCTCCGCAACACTCACCAAGAGGGGCTTGACTACCTCAAGTGCCAACGCGCCTTTCGCTCCATCTCACGCGGCCTTGACGCCATTGCCGATGACCGAAGCGACCCGAGCGACCCAAGCCTGAGCCGTGTCCGTTACAACCTCGCCAAGCGTGGCATCAAGGAAATTGTAGCCACTCTCTCCAACATGCGTGTCATTCCCGATTACCGCACTCCCAGCCAGTACAAAGACCAAGAGGACATCCTGAATAAGCGGTACATCGGCTGGTGGTACAAGGAAAAAGTTGACCGCATTATCAAGCGGTGGCTGCAATGGGCAGGCGTCGGAGGCAAAGGCTATCTCTATATGGGCTATGAGCGGCCCTTCCTGACGCTTGGACGGCCTGAAATCATGGTAAGGGCCAAAGGTCCGACCTCTGTAGTCCCTTGGCAAATTGGAGAAGACCACGACATCCAGAAGGCTTATGCTGTGGATATCGGGCATGAAGTTCCCTACTTCTGGGCCGCATCGCGCTTTCCCCTCAAAACCGAAATGCTGGCCGCGTGCTCCAAACCCTCCTCTATTCTTAGGCGTGAATCAAGGGGAAGTTCTCAGGGCGTTATCTCTAACATGATGAAGATGTTTCTTGGCCGGGATAAAGAGAAGGAACCTAACACCTTTCCGGTTTGCCACATCTGGGAGAGGTATACGCTCGACACGAGCATGAATGAAACAGGTTCAATTATTCATATGGGTGATCCCGGAACTTCATGGGAATATTATGTATATCCTAAAGGTGGGCAGATTCCAAGCGGTGTCTTTCAGGAAGGCGTGGAATTGATGCGCCCGGTACGTGACGAAGACGCCATGCTCTATCCCACTCGACGCTGTACGTGGTGGTGTGACCAAGGCATCCTCGAAGACGGACCCTCGCACTATGCTCATGGTATGGTTCCCATCGTTCCTTTGCAACTTGATGATTGGATGAGCGAGTTTCTAGGCTACCCGTTGACGCATGATACCCTTCCTCTGCAAAAATCCGTGCGTGATGGCTTGCGGGTGGTTGATGATTCTCAGAATGTCCGGCTCCGGCCCCCCATGGCTTATGATGCTACCAAGACCTCGCGCAATTTTATGAAGTCGTTTGACCCCCGCATCCCTCTTCAGGCCATGGGATTCCGTGGTTTAGTCGGTGATATGAAGCAGTTAATCACCCCTATCCTGCCGTCCAGTTATTACGATGTTCCAGGTTGGCTTCTGCAATTCATCGAACAGAATGAAGGACGCATTGACCGTATTTTAGGCGTCATGGACGTTCGTGCTCTCGCCAAAGCCAAGCAGACCCCCGCGGGCGATACCATGGAAAAGATGGCCGAACTTATGGGGCCAATCATCAACGAGTACAGCCGCAACATGGACACTGCCATGACGCAAGTAGGCGAGATGTTCAAGTATATGTGCCTGCAATTCGATTCCTATGAGCAACGGCTTGAAATCCTCGGACCTGACGGTACGAGTTGGACGGATTACGATTACGATCCGGCGACCCTTGTGCCGAAGCCGGAAGAAACCAAGTCAGCACGGCTGATGACGCTCTTTGACCGGATTCGGGAGCATGGTGCGAGATTCACATACCAAGTCAAACCAGGTAGCCTCCACGAATTAACTTCACTTACGCGCAAATTGATTCTGTTCCAATTCTACAAGATGGACTTCCCTATGGATCCGTGGACTGTGGGCGAGGCTTTTGATCTCAATATGGGACCGCCACCTCCAAATTGCAATAACATCCTAGAGAAATGGGCGGCATGGAAAAAGGCGCAAGCCAAAATGGCAAAGATGATTCAAGAGGAATTTGGCATACCTCCTCAACAGGGAAGAGGGCCAAAAGGCGGAGCAGCCGGAAAGGGAGGGCGCTCGCCTAGCGGAAATGCCCCACCCCAAATAAAGAATCGACCTTCGGGTGACTCGACTATACAAGAGAGCCGTTAATGACTCCCCAAGACGCCTATCGACAACGCAAGCGGCAAGAGCATGGATGTATTGATTGTGGAGAACCCTTTCAAGGGCCGGGAGCACGCTGTAACGATTGCCGCGAGAAGTCTAATCGGGAGCGCCAATTCAGCCGCGCTCTCGATATCGTTGCAACTTATGTAAACTGCGGAACAAAGCGCATTGAAATAGTTCTAACGAAACTAACTATGTAATCACACTCAAAGTGATTTCAAAGTGTTGACAACACACCTATAAGTCTCTCACACTCCCCTACGTGAGAGACTTCATCTCCACCGCTCGACAAATCGTTGAAATCTCAGAAACAGCAGACTTCCCTCTGCTTTGCACGGAAGTCTTCGCATCGGACTGGGAAGAACGGCATCGGGCAGAAAGGAGAACCTGTGGCAAAGAAAAAGGGTGGAAAGCGGCGTCACGGCAAGAAGTACGCCAAGAAGTAACCCTCCTTTCCTGTCGAGAAGCGGATGACTTGCGTTAGCAGGTAGGGTCCGTTCCCCTGACAAGGGTCCAAGGAGACAGGGAGGGGGTGGCGACACTCCCTCTCTACTTTCTAGCCACAGCCTCCGAAATGGCGTCACCTAAAAAATCGTCCAAAGGCACGACTTTTCGCACGCCGGTAAAGAACTGGCTGGCGAAATCTTCACCGGGAAAGCGGGAGAGTTGATATGGGCGCTATGGGCGCTCCGCCTCCTTCGCCATCGACTCCGCCTCCTGCCGCATCGGCTCCGCCCGATGACGGTCAGTTGTTTGGTGGACCGAAAGGTCCGTCCGCTGACATGCAGAAGCAACTCGATTCCGTCACCATGCGGTTTCGTGACTTGCAGGTGGAAATTAGTTCGATGGCAAAGTCTTACCCGACCGCCGCGCAGGACTTCAATAACGCTAATGATGACCTGTCGAAAGCGATGATGAAGGTGACAAAACTATTGACCTCGCAGCAGCCGCAAACGGCTCCTGCCTAACCCACGTCTGGCCCCTCAAGGGATGGGAAGGCCCGCAAGGGCTGGCCCCCGGACCATAGGAAGGATGATGGAACATGCCGATTGATAAAGAAGTTCAGGAATGGGTTGACGGTTTGAAGGCTCAGGGACTTACTGATGAGCAAATCAAACCGATGTTGACCGTGGTGGAAGGAAACCCGAACGCGGCGAACTACTTGAAAAGAAGCGTGATGGCTCCTTCAGAGTTTAGCCGCCAGATGGATGCGCTGAAGGCTGAAAAGGACAAAGCACAAAAAGAATTCGAAAAAAGCAAGGCTTGGTTTGATTCGACTACCGCTTGGAAAACAGAGAAAGAGGGCGATTACAATGCCCGACTGGAAAGAGCGGTAAAGGCGGAAACAGCGCTTAATGCCGTCAAGAGCAAAATCGAAATGTTGAAAACCCAAGGCTACCTCGACGACACAACCGCAGCAGGAATCTTTGAAGGTGCCCCATCTATTACCGCTACCGCCGCCCCGTCTACCGCCGCAAGCGCTCCTAAATTCGTTACTGATGATGAATTGACCAAGCGATTCAACACAGGGAGCGTCGGCGTAGCCAAATTCAACGCCAAGTTGTTCAAGTTGAATGAGCGTCATAACCGAATTTTTTCCAAGGCTGGATTCGACGGAACAGATTATTCCCCTCCCGAGTTCGATGCCGACAAAATCATTGATCACATCAACACCAACGGCGGGACTCTCGAAGCGGCCTACAATGCTATCTACAAGGGCAGCGAGCGCCAGCAGAAGTTGACCGACGCCCAAACAGAGGCGGAAGTTGAGCGTCGTGCTGAGGACAAGTATCGGCAGCGTGTATCCGCTGACGTTCAAGCGGGACGCCCTGTATCGGTTACACCGCAGCCATCAAACATCCGAAAAATGGCTCCAGTGCCCGACAATACCAAGACTTTCGCGCAAAAGCGGTTTGATCGCGTAAGTCGGGCGGTGGCGCAGTTGGAAACGAACCAATGACAGATAACGAAAAACTTGCGTGGGCGGCTGGTTTCTTCGATGGAGAAGGGACTGTTGCCGTTACAAAGGCCAAAGCCCAAAAGAAGCGCAAGACTACATCTGGACTCTACTGGAACTATGCGCTTCTCGTTACCGCCACACAGCGTTCTCCTGAACCACTGAAGATTCTTGTTGAAATGTTTGGCGGTAGCATGTTCGCGTTCAAAAAGTACGGAACAACTTATCACAAATGGCAGGCTTATGCGGACAATGCAGTTCGAGCATTAACTGGAATGCTTCCATACCTGACGGTCAAAGCTCCTGTTGCAAGGGTGGGATTGGAATTTCAAGAATCCAAGGAAAGGCATCTCGCAGCCTACTGGAAGTCAGGCCCCGGAAGGGGAGTCGGAAGAGTCGGAAGAACAGGGTACCCTGAAGAGGTGCTGGCCCAACGTGAGGCTTTCTACCTCCAGGCCCGAAATCTCAATCAGCGGTTCCGAACAGATAAGCGCCAACCGAAATGGGAGACTATTCCCCAAGTAGTAAACACGGAGAAACCAGCGCTTAATTAAGGAGATATTAACGTGGCCGATCCTATCGTCGATGAACTTAACTCAAGTACTGTTAAGGAACTACAAAATGAGGTCGTTTTTGATAATTTCTTCCGCTCCTGTGCTGGCGGGGCATATCTCCGTGCTAACTGCAATTTCCCTTTTGATGGCGGAGCGTTCGATGCCTTTGCCTTTACCTATGCGCCGATGATTGGCTCGTGGTACGGGCGCGGCACTTCTGCCTTCAATACCACTAAGCCGCAAACGTTGAGCAACGGGCAGTTCGATATTCGGACGCTCGAAGTCAACATCACCGAGTTGCTGGAAGACCTCTACATCAACAATCGGGGCCGAAACGCCAGAATCTCGCTGATTGACACGGACTCGCAGACGGCGGTGAACACACTCAACGCTATCTTCGAAGTGTCCCTCTTCCACCACGGGCAGAATATGTCTGGCGACAACCGCTCGCTCGCCATGAACGCGCTCTCCGAGGCCATCAACAACGGTATGGACCCATCATGGGACGGAAACGTTTTCACAAACTATGCTGGACAATCTCGCACTGGCGTCCTGCAAAGTCCTAATGCTCTGAATGGCAACGTCTATTGGGCGGGTCCAAATGGCGGGGCGGCGGGTACAGGAGTCGCAGGTGCCACAGGAATGATTTCCTACGACATCTTGGAAGACCAGTACAACCGCTGCCTGCGTACCGGCGACCGCCAGGGGCTTGGCTTCCCCGACCTGATTCTCTCGAACATTCCGGCATGGGGATTCATGAAGAAGCGCATTCAGGCCGCGCAGCAATTCCATCAGGAGCTTGACCCTGTGTGGGGGGTGCATACCTTCCGGTTTGAGAACGCCATTGTGCTCCCCGACCCCTATTGCCCCTCGCTCATCGCAGGAGTCAATGACCCAGTACTCGGCAACTATCTGACTTCAAACCTCACGATGTCGAACTACACGAACCTGACGACCACCTCGAACTTCCCGCAAAACAGTGGAACTTCGACGGGCGGCGGGACGGGTGTTGGAACCTGCACACCAGGCGAAGTCATTTTCATTCTGAACACGAAAACCATCATGTTCCGGCCTGTTTCGGATGGCCCGTTCGCGGGCGAATTCAAGCCGTTCATCATGTCGGCAGAAAACACCAAGGTCAGCGGCCAGTTCCTCTTAGGTTGCACGGTAGAATGCGGGAGTCCATGGAACAACTGCCAAATCATGGGGATAGGAGCATAGCATGTCACTGAAACTTACCGACCTTCAGAATCGCATTGGGCAGTTGAACAACACCAATGACACGGTGGCGGGAGGGAATACTGCCGGGGGAACGGGATACTCGCTCTATAGTTCCCTGCTGGGCGTCGAATTGGAGTTGGACAACGCGGCTGCCAAACAGCTTTCCTACATCACGACCGGGACGCTGTACGCGGGCCTTTACCGCTACATGCGGGTGTGTTCGACGACCACGGGCAGCATGGCGATTGGCTCTCCCGTGTTTTACACCACGACTCAGGCGGGTGGAGGCGTGTTCCTGAACAACGATGGAAGCCAGTACACCGTCTGGGTGGATGCCTCCGCGAGTCTCGGTGACGGCATGTTCGCCGGTGTAGGGTTGCAGGCGATTACCTTACCTACGGCGAGCAGGACTGTATCAACCGCCGCGCTTTTGGCGGCTGCCACTACGTTTACGTGGATTCAGTCGTCAGGGCTTTGCACGATTCTTTACAAGAACAGCCCCGCCGACACCACCGTGGGCGACCTCGTAACGCTGTCAACCGGAACGCTGACCTTTGACTCCATTGCCGACGCATCGGCAATCGCTACGGCGACTTTGGCAAAGAACACGATGGGTGTAGCGATTCAGGCGGCGGCAAGCGCCGTAACCAAGGTGGCCTTGATTTGGCCGCGCAATGTCATTTACTGAGGTGAGTGATGGCACAAGGCGTAATCACGGCATTAGCGAACAGCGAGCGCCCTACTGATAATCGGTCAAGGTGCAAAACCTTTACTGTGACTTGGGCTGCGACAACTTATACCGCCACGACCATTTCACCCCAACTTCTCGGAATCGCAAACCTGACCCAGATCGAGATTTGGGATACCGTCGATGTGAGCACGACTCTTTCTGGGTATTTGCCGAACTGGGACAACACGAATGGCGTCTTGCGCTTGTTCGTGTGCGGTGGTTCAGCGGCGGTAACTCAGGAATTCAGCGGAAGTTTAGGCGGAATTGTCGCGATTCGCATTCGCTTTACCTACTTCCCATGAGGATGAATGGCCGAGAATCAAGCAGCGACGTGGAAATACGTGACCGCCAGCGAAACCGTCTTAGGACGCCTGAAACAGACGAGTTTCGATGTGACGTTGACGAACGGTTACCCGAACACGCCGGGTGTGAGTTGGGGCTATCCCGTCGCGGTGCAACAGAATCTGGGGATGGCGGTGGTTTTCAACCCTTCTTTGAAGGATAACACCGCGTCGTTCTCGGCGGCTCCGAGCGGATACACGTATGAGTACGATTTTGTGCATAACAGCATTCGCGTGATGGCGGGAGGTAATGCTCAAAATCCCATGATTGAGTGCTCGTCAGGAACCAATTTAAGTGGGGTTGTCGTTCGAGCGAATTTCCAAGGGAGTATCTAAAATGGCTGAATCTTACGTTCAAGTATTCCCGAATGCCACGGGGCACAAAGTGGCGACCACGCAAGTCACCGATGCGCTCGGCAACAACGTGGACTTGCAGCGAGTAGTGTTGAATGACCCGCTTGTAGATACGCAACAAGCAACGGTAGGAGCGGCAAACGAACTTCATGTTGCGGTCTTTCAAGACCCGATGGGAATCAGTGAAGGGACACAGATCCGGAGGCTTTTGGAGAACATCCTCATTCAGTTAATGATGCAAAATGCCCAACTCAAGAGCCTTAAGGATTACTTCCATATGCAAACCTCGTCGCTCAACGTATCGCCTATGTCGCAGCAGGATGAAACATCGAATTTTGCAATGTAAGCAGACACAGTGAATAGGAGAGTGAGCCATGATAGCGGAACTTAAAGTTGGTCCCCAGACCCTTAGCGATGGCGCGGTTTCTACCGCTCGCGCCACCAAGGATGCCACGGTAGCTACTCAGGACGGCCACGGTCGTTACCTTGAAACCGCCTATCGTGGTAACACCTTCTTTCTCTGCAATACCCAAGCGGTAGCATTTCAGGCCGGTGTCGCTACGACTTCCGTGACCGGGTTGGTGCTCTCGAATCCCTCGACAAACACCAAGAACTTCGCGCTGCTTCAGGTTGCCTACCAACAGGTAGCGACTACCGTGGGAGCGGTTACTCTCTCCTACTACACAGGAGCGATTGCAACGCAGACGACCGTGGTGACGGTGGGCAGCACTTTTGTTGGGAAGGGCGGTTCGAGCAGCGCAACAGGAAGTGCCAGTTGCGTATTCGCTAACGCCGGCATTCCCATCATGCCCATCTACTCCAATGTCAACTCATCGGTGACAAGTCAACTGGGAGTGCCCATCATCATCGACTTGGGAGGTTCCATCGTCCTGTCTCCCGGATCGGCCATCTCGGTAGCGGCGACGGCAGGCACTTCGGGAATCTCGGCGTTCTTCTGGGAAGAATTGCCGTTGTAACAAATTTTGAGCTAGTACACACAGAAACAGGAGAGTAACCCATGATTGCTGAACTCAAGGTTGGTCCGCAAACATTGTCCGATGGTGCCGTGTCAACTGGACGCGCATCGAAAGACGGCCCTGTTGTCACTCAGGACGCGCATGGTCGGTATCTGGAAGCCGCATATCGCGGCAACACCTTTGCCCTCTGCAACACTCAGGCAACGGCGTTTGCCGCGGGAATTGCCACTGCTGTTGCTACCGGGTTGATTCTGTCCAATCCATCAACGAGCAGCAAGAACCTTTCCCTTCTTCAATTCGCCTATTCGCAGGTGGGAACCACCGTAGCACAAGTCGCCTTGGCCGTGTACTCGGTTGCCGTTACTACCAACACTACTTCGGCAAGCCCGGTCAGTACCTTCATCAATAAAGGTGGAACTACCGTGGCAACCGGAAGCGTCAACGGAGCATGGGCGGCGGCAGGAACGCCGATTCTCCCCGTCTACTCGAATGTGAACTCTTCACTCACCTCTTCGAGCGCGGTCCCGGTTATTTTGGACTTGGGCGGGTCGATTGTGCTGGCTCCCAATTCCGCGATTGCAGTAGTGGCGACGGCGGCGACAACGGGCATCAGTTCCTTTTTGTGGGAAGAAACCCCAGTCTAAGGGGGTTAGATGCCGAATCGCGCTGTTGATATATCTAAAGCCTTACCCATCGAAGGCTGGATGACGGAGAAGGAACTGTTTTGGCTTGGCGAGCAAGCGCAGACGCACAAGCGCATCGTCGAATTTGGTTCCTTCTGCGGGCGCAGCACTAGAGCCTTGTGCGACAATGCCGCCGGATGGGTCATGGCGGTTGATGACTGGCGAGGGGCGCGAGAAGATAAACTCCATGACCCCAAACTTGTTTTGGCCCGCTTCAAACACAACCTTCACGGCGTCCCTTGTGAACTCCGCATTGTAACCGGCGACCACACAAACAACAAAATAATTGACTACGTTTCCAGCCAAAATCCTGATATGGTATTTCTGGATGGAAGCCATGAACTTCGTGACGTGGCCTCGCAACTTATGTATTGGAAGATTCACATGAATCCCGGTTCTTTGTTGTGCGGACACGATGGCGATTTTCCCGGCGTAACCTACTCAGTCATCAACATTTTAGGGAGCCTTGTATTGGCCCCGGAAACGGCGATCTGGTATGCAACAGTTTGATGCGAATGCGAAGCCTCCGCTTTCCAAGGTTTCTTTAGTCGTAGGCATTCCGATGGTGGGACGGCCTGTAACACCAGAATGGGCGCTGTCTTATGCCGCCCTCAACTACCCTTTCAATATGAACATCGTCCATTGCCCGGTGAAGGGAATGGAAGTGGGGGAGGCTCGAAATCTGATAGCCGAGCAAGCCATCAAAATGAAGGCTCCTTGGCTGTTTTTCATGGATGACGATGTTGCCCCTCCCTATCACGCTGTCCGCTCGCTCATGTACAACATGCAGAACTGGACACAGCATGAAAAGGTCATGGTCGTAGCGGGAATCTACACGTCCAAGATGCCGCCTTGCGAGCCGTTTGTATTTATGGAGGCTGGCGGGGGAACATACTGGCATTGGAAGCGCGGGCAGGTTTTCGAGTGCGGCCTGATTGGAACGGGCTGTATGCTCATCAGGACCGAAGTGTTCAATTACATCGAAAAGCCCTGGTTCAAGACGGTCGATGAGGTTGACGATGGCAGCAGCCGACTGGCCCGCACGCAAATCACCGATGATATGTACTTCTGCCAGAAAGTGACGCAGGCGGGATTCAAGATTCTGGCCGATGGCGATGTGCTGCCCGTGCATTGGGACATCAAGCCGCTGCTTGACGATGAGGGTCGCATTTATAATTGGGAGTCTGTTCCGTGGTTGATGCCCGAAAACAGTTATCCCATGCGGGAGTATGACCCCGTAGTGGAAGTCATCAAGCCGGAAGTGAAAGAGGAAGTGCCGAGTGCTTAGTCTGATGTTCTTTCAACAGCCGCCAAACGGAATTCAGCAGCCGGCAAGCTACTTGCCGGGAGTCGGCGGGAGTACGCAGATTCCTCCGATTCCGCTTTCTCCGAATGGGTACATCGACAACCTCTACCCGATTTTCCAGATGGTGCGGGGTAGTGATACGGCTTGGGTGCGGGGAAGGACAATCAGCTTTGACATCGTGTTTGCGGAGAATTACCCGCCAACAGGCTTCCCGGTTTCGATGCGGACGCTCGGATTCACCTACGTTGACCATGTTTCGTTCAAGGATAATTCGGTGGGCACACTTGGCGCTCCGAGCGGCCATTGGTTTGAGTGGGACGGGTATCACAAGAGCATCAGGATTTTCAATTGTGGCGCAAGTGGCCAAGCGGGAACAGAGATACCAGTAGGTGCGAACGCTTCTGCCGTGACGTGCCGCGCTACTTTCTACGGAGGCATGTAAGGGTGTGGCCACGACATTCCAGATGTTATATTCTCGCATCGCTGGGGATGTTCCGAGAATTCCCCTTAATCGGGCTCAACAGGCCGTCCAAGATGCGTGGAGTAGTGTTTGCAGCACGCGGCTCTGGTCATTTAATATCGTCGAAACCCGCTTCTTTGTCCCCAATCTAGTCTCTGCTGGAACCGTCTCGGTAACTTATGGAAGTCAGACAATCACTTTTAATGCTGCCGCAATAGCGGCCCTCAATGCAATTCCAGCCATTACGCCGATAACCTCCCAACAGTTTCGAATGACGGGTGGAGATATTTACAATATTCTAACCTATAACTCCTCTACCGGCGTGGCGACGATTGACAATCCCTTTGGGGGAGCAACAAACAGTTCCTCTGGATACCAAGTTTACGAATGTTACTACGCAGTCCAGCCACCAACAAACAGCGTCTTTTTGAATTTTGAATCAATTCTTGACCCTGTAAACGGCTATACTTTTAAGCAGTTAGGACTAACTAAGGCGGATATTGACAAGATAGACCCTTACAGGTCTAGCTTTGACAACCCAATCTACGCCGCGTCATACCAACTCAATGGGAATGGCCAAATGTTGTATGAGTTTTGGCCTCACCCATCATCTATTCAGATATTTCAATGCTTGTACAGAACAAATGGGGGGAATCTCATTCAGGATAGCGACCCGCTTCCGGCAGTTATCAGCCGTGATTTAGTCGAGAGCAGGGCAATGGTCAACGCCCTCAACTGGATGGAATTGAACACAGAGATTGTTCCTGGCGCAGCGCGGATAAACTTCGGACAGATGAAGAAAGACATGATGGCTCTGTACGAAGATGAAATGACAAAACTGTGGAAGGATGAGGACGAGCGGTGCTTATCGTTGTTCGTGAAATATGACCCGCTTAGCCGAGTACCTGGAATACTTACCGGAAGCTGGCTGGCTAGCCACGATGGAGCCGGAATCATTTTTCCTAATCTGTAAATGGAGGTTTTATGGCAAAAGCAAAGACTAAGACGGGAACGGGGCAACTTCGCAGCCCTGCAACGGGTACGGGAGCCATCGGAGGCAGCGTTCACAAGCCCATGAAGGGCACGACAGCGCTTCTCTCGATGGACTGGAAGCGGCCCATGACGGAAATCAGCGGGATGGGGATGCTCAAGGAACTTTCTCCGAAGCGCACCGCCATCATCACCGACAAACTGAAGGCGCACTAAGGAGGGCATCATGCCTATCGCAGTTGTTCAAGTTCCGACCGATGGGAGCGGATTGCTGCTTAATTTGATGCGGGGAACAGCAGGGTCCAGCAACAATCCTGTTCCCAGCCAATCTCCATCGGTTCGCATGTTCTACGCCAAAGCGATGCCGAGCAATGAAGGGGTAATATCCGCTTGCCCTCCAATTCCCAACATTACGGTAGCATCGGGAATCCCTTTTGGGGCGGGAGATCAGATTCTTAGCAATTCCGATGTAGTGAACAACATCTCGCTGATCGACAAGGTTTTGATTGCCGACCGGCCAAACCAATTCGTTGGCCTTTATTGGGAGAACGCTTGAGCCGTACGTATTCATGGCTGACGTACTCTTCCGCTCGGACACAACTTGCCCAGAGCCTCGGGGATTCCTCGTCTGTTTTCTTCCTCAACACGGGAACCTACAATGAAATCGGCCTGTGCGTCAAGGAAGCTCTGCGGACGTGGCAATGCCTGACGGGATATTGGAGGGGAAGAGACTCTTTTACGGCCAGCGCGGGAAACACGTTTTATGATCTAAGTTCTGTGCTGAACAATGGTCTGAGAAGTTACAACGTGTACGATACCGACTTGTGCGCGTCCATGCAGTACCGATTGTCAGAAAACCTCGGCTCAGAGGCTCCGGGCGATACTTGGATAGGTACATCCATGTTTTCTCTGGAACAGCTTACAGATGCCCTCCAGACGCGCCGCGATTCCTTCCTGGAGCAGACGGGGATAATTCTAGGAACTTCCACGCTCACGGTAAGCCCTCCGGCGCCCTCTTACGGATTTGCCGATGACACGGTAATCGACGTAAGGCGGATGGCATGGATTGACCCGGTGACGGGAAAAAAGTCCTACCTTCACCGGCAAGACGAATGGCAGATGAACGCTTACAATCCCGGTTGGAACGCTGGATTTGGGGGAGCGCCAAGCAGCTATTCGCTGGCATCAACTCCCGTGCTTAACTTTGCCCTTTCCCCGACGCCGGGGGTAGGGTCAAGCGTGGAACTCATTACGACGAACTCCGGGGCGACACTGAATCCCGCCGCTGGCGTGCTGATAGGAGTCCCTGACGATTGGGCATGGGTGGTGGAATTCGGAGCGCTGGCCGACTTGCTCTCCGAGGATGGGCCGTCGCCCGACGTGCAACTGAGCGAGTATTGCGAGGCCCGCTGGCAGCAGGGAATCGCTTTGGCGCGGCTTGCGCCTTGCGTGGTAGCGGCCAAGATTAATGGCGCGGACGTGATGCCGACACCCCTTTGGGACATGGATATGTACAATCCGGGCTGGGAAAACTCAACTTCTGGAACCAATCAACTGGCCTTCGCGGGGCAGAACCTTGTAGCGATTTCCCCGCCACCTTCGGCAAGCAGCACACCCTCGATTCTCGTTGACGTCGTGCAAAATGCTCCGATGCCCGCAAGCGATGGAGCCTACATACAAATTGGAAGGGAGGAATGGTCAGCAATTCTTGATTATAGTCAGCACCTTGCAAGCCTAAAACTCAGCGCGGACGAGTTCAAAGGAACCCTTGGACTTTACAAGAATTTCATGCAGCAGGCGGCGCTTTACAATGACCGCTTGGCGGCCTATGCGCCGATGTTCAAGCCAATGGCTTTGCAGATGCACACGGAATGCGAGAAGATTCAACGGCGGCTGTCAGACTCGATGGTGGAGGTAGGCAGTGGCACGACAAAAGGCGGGGAGTAAGTCGAGGAAATCGCCAGTCAGTAAAAAGGTTCACAAGTTGGTTCACGAAGAAGGAATGGACCCTAAACAGGCCGTTGCTACCGCGTTAAATATGAAGCGTCACCACCGCCTGACGAAATCCGGTGGTTACATCCGAAGCAAGCGCAAGAGCGCATCCAAGAGGTGAACATGAGTCATTTCCGACCGAACAAGGCAAGCGGCAAGAAGAAGCCGAAGAAGTCAATGAGCAAGATTGCGATGGAAGCAAAGAGGTGAGGCTTGGCGGCGACAACTCTCTCCGGGTATCCCTTGCTCCAGAATTGCAGGGTCTATGTGCCCTCACGGGTACAGTCTCGCCCCGGCCTGACCTCCCTCGTCGGCGTCGGTACTTCCGCAATCGTCCACTCCATCAAGCGCCTCAATGACCAAACCGCCTCAGACTACACCCGCATCGTAGGGGCAGGAACCAAACTCTACTTCGGCAAAGGCTCACTCGCGCAGATCGACACCGGCTACAGCGGCAACCCGCTTTCGATGGTGGCGTTCGAGCCTGCCGTATCACCGTCGCCTTGGATTTACATCATGGACGGCACCAAGGGCGGGCGGAAGGTCAACGTCGCGGGAACGGTGTACGCGCAGGGGATTGCACCACCACTAGCGGCTCCGACCGTTGTAAATGGTCCTCCGAGCTTCCAAATCATCGACCTATTTAGCGGTTCTCCCCCCGGTAAATGGGTGGTGAGTGGAACGGCATCAACGATTGTTAATGGCCCGGTGCTGTCAACAACCATCCTCAAAATAAGCTATGACACGGGGAATTTTGGGTGGGCCTCGGTCGTTCCCACTGGAACCACGTATGCGGTTACGCCGGGAGCAGGGTCTTTTATGACCGTGGGAACGGGGGCCACTCAGGAAACCGTCATAATCACCTCCGCTCAGGCTGCCCTTTCTCCGACTACGATTGGTTCAATCACTTACGATTCGGGTTCTACGGGACTTTGCACAATCTATCCCGCAGCCGCATTTGCCGTGGTACCGGGGCAAGAGGTAATCATAAATTCGGGAGAGGGCGTATTTGTAATCTCCATAGGCACAGACACGGTAGGAAATTTCTACTTCCGAACCTCGACGGCGTTGAATCACAGTCCCGGTGAATCATTGGCCAGCCCTAACTACACCTTGCGCTGCTACCTCGATTACACTCATTCCGTGGGAGAGGCAATCGCGGCTGGACTGTTCGCATGGGATGTGGCGGTAGGGACCGGGTTGCTCTCCGAACTCGTTTCCTTTGATTTGGCCGTTATCGAAGGACGGCCTCAACAGAGTACGGATGTTGTTTCATTCTGGATAAATTCTAATGGTCCCACCCTTGTATCGAATCTACGCATTGAGTTTGACGTAGATGCCTCCATCAACGATTTCAGCACCAACTATTACTATGCGGACGTGGATATATCGGGGTTTTCAATCGGCATCTGGACGCTAGTATCTGTTCCCATTTCCGGGTTTACCCGAGTTGGGGCAGGGGCAGGCACTTGGGCGAATGTGGCGGCAGTGGGGATCGCTCTGACCGTATCCAGCAGCAGCGTTTATACTCTCATCACAGGTCTGTCCATCAATGGTCAATACGGCCCGAACAGTACGGTGGCGGGAGCCTCGGGCTACACCTACGTTCAAAGGTATCGCTCCGCTGCGCTTGGAGTAAAATCAAATCCCGGCCCTGCTATCCGTCCCGCGATTAGCGTTGACAATCAAAGTCTCGTAGTCATAGGAACGGTTAGCCCTGACCCACAGGTTGATACGGTTGACTTCTTCCGCTTGGGAGGAACATCCACAGCATTTCTTTATATTGCCTCTGCTCCGAATTCAGGAACACCCCAAATTCTCGATGTCTTTGGCGACCTCGACATTGCCAGCGCGGAGCAACTTGAAACCGACCTCTACCAACCCTTCCCAGTTCCCGGCCTGCCTGTTTCGGGCGTGTGCAACGTCAGCGGTTATGCCGTGACGTGGGTATCGGGGAGCAAATTCAACACGTCTTGGCCCCTTGGTACGGGCATCCTCATCAACGGGATTGCCAACACGCTTTACAGCCAACCGACCGTGAACACCGCTTGCGTTTTGCAGGATGCGATGGGCGTGCTTAATAACGTGTCTTTCAGCGTGCCGAATCCTATCCTCATGGCGCAACCCATGACGGTGATGTTTGGCATCTACGGCGAGGGCAACGCGGGCCTGACGCTGTTCGGAGTCGGAAACTCTCTCAACGCGGGAACGCTGTTCTGGACAAACGGCAACGATGCGGACTCGGCAGATGTTGCCAATTCCTTACAGATTACCTCGCCCTCGGAAGCCTTGATGAACGGCGGGGTGTACGCCGACCAGCCGTTTGTGTTCTCCATCAAGCGCCTATTCAGGCTTGTGCCAAACTTCGCTACGGATGCGAATGGTAATCCGCTAGGGGGGTATCTCGCTTATGACGAGGGGAGCGGGTACGGCTTGGCCGCGCCTTGGGCTTTGTGCGTAGGGCCGCGAATCTACTACTACGCAGGAGACTCCATCCGTGAAAGCACCCTTGGGGGAGTCTCGGAGTCAATCACCGACCCTGACCTTGCGCTACTGTTTCCTCATGGTGAATCGGCGGGGGTAGCAGTTCAAATTGGCGGCGTGACTATCTATCCCCCTGACCCCACACAGACGGCGCGGCTGCGGCTATCATTCCACAACTCGCACTTGTTCTTTGACTACATTGATACTCAGTCGAATGCCACAACGCTGTGCTGGAATCCTATTACGAGAAGTTGGGGGCTTGACACTTCCTCAATGGGACTCGTTTGTCATTATTTAGACGAAGCGCAGGGGTCAACGCTGTTACTCGCGGGCGGGGCAGATGGGAATGTGTACGAGTATAGCAACGCGGCTGCGCTGGATGAGCCGTTCGTATTAAAGATGCCGACCCGTGGAGATGGATGGACATTCCTCCAAAGCCGTGAAATCTACTTCGCATTAGCAATGGCGACAACGGGGAGTATAATCATAAACGTCGATGGGGTAGATTACAGCACGTCAATCCCAGCGACGGCGGGGGGCGCATACGCCCGCGCTTATTACAATTTGCCATCGCTCAAAGGCCAAGCGTGGTCGTGGGGTGTGACGAGTTCGGGAGCGACTGAGATTTATACGAAGGATACTATGGCAATGGTGAAGGAATGGGCTGCGAAAGAATACAAGCCTGATGAAATTTTCAGGGATTTGAATCGACAGGTGAAGCCGTAAATGGCGACAACAACCCAAAACTCGCAATGGAATCCAAACTTGTACGGCCTTGCCCACAAGCGGGTAGCTGACGCCATATCGTACATCGGAAACGCCTTTTTCTCTCAGAAGGCGCAAGTGAATGCGGCAACCCAGAACTTTAATCCGCAGGCGGGAACGCACGTAGGCAACGGCGCAGCGGGAAACGTCCAAGCCCCTGCCATTGGAACGGGAACAGGCCCATCGAACCCCCACAACATTGTGGGATTCAAGAAAGTTGTGAGCGAGGGGGTGACGTACTACACGCCACTTTTCAAATGAGGAGCGTCAATGCCGGAAGTAACAAATGGTATAGAAAGATTACATTTCAAGGTATTACGGGGTGAACAGGCTAAAACTATAGACCCAGAGGGTGTGCTGTGGCCTCCCGATAGCCTTGTAACCTTCGCGGAGCGAGGCAATAAAATCGTGGGTAGATGTGCCCTCATTGAGCTACCTCACATTGAGGGAACGTGGGTAGCAAAGGAAGAACAGAAGTCCACAATCGCTTTTCGCATGGTGAATGGAGCGGAAAAGACCCTGAAGCACTTGGGCGCGAAGCACGTCATTGCCTTTGTCGAGGCGAATAACGCCGAAGTGCAAGGGTATGTTGAAAGGATGGGTTATAAGAAGCAACGGCTAGAAGTTTGGGTCAAGGAGTTGTAATATGCCCTTAGCAGCGGCTTTACCCTTTATCATCGGAGCGGGAATATCAGCCGGAGGAGCTGTCATTGGTGGTGAATTGGCGGGTAGACAATCGAGCCAAGAAAAAGGTTTACTTTCACAGGAACAGATAAATGCTCAACAAGCCGGTGGAATAGCCTCTACTCTTGCACCAGAAGGCGAGAAGAACCTTGATACCGCGCAAAACTTCTGGCAATCGGTAATGAGTGGTGGTCAAGCAGAGACTACCGCGCTTGCGCCATCCATCAACAACATCACAAGTCAGTACGGGGCGGCAGAGAAGTCGGCCTTGCAGTTTGCACCACGCGGCGGAGGGCAGCAAGAGACTCTATCGCAGTTGCCTCTTCAAAAGGCTAACGCAATTACCAATCTTCAGACGAACCTTGCAGCTCAAGCGCCTAATGAATTAGCGCAAATTGGGGAGGTAGAAACCCAGCAAGCAATCAGTGCATTAAGTGGAAGCACGGCATCGTCGGCGTCGGCTCTCAACTTCTTGCAACAGCAAAGTGATCAATCCATCCAAGTAGGGAATAGTATCGGCACGGGACTTGGTAGCTTACTGTACTACTATCTCAACTCTCAGAACGCACAAAAGGGAACAAACAATGCAGGGGTAATAACGAATCTATTCTCTGACTCAACTGATGCTTTGGCAGCGGGAGCGTAATATGGGAGGATCAGGCTTAGGAGCTATTTTCGGAGGTCTTTTGCAAGGCTATGCGGAGCCTGCCCTAAAGAAACAAGCAACCGAACAAATGGAAGCGTTCCAGATGAAGCAGGCGAGAATACGTAACGCCATGCAAATCTTGAATACCCCTGGACTGAGTGACCAAGCCTATCAGCAGGCTGAACAGGACTATTCTGAGGCTTTGTCAGCGGGTAAAGGGAAAAAGAAAGACAGTATGGGTTTGATTCCTACCCTTCGGGTTTTGGGTAAGATACTGCCTAAGGGTGGCCCCGAGGTGGGGGACAAAACAGGCTCTCTTCCTCCTACACCAAAGGCACAAGGTATGGGTTCGCCCCCAGGCCCACCACAGGCCGTAGGTGGGCAACCACAGGGCATGGGTCAAATTCCCGGCCCTCATGGTATCACGGGGCCATTGCCAGCTCCGTTTGCGGGAAGCCAAGGTAAGCAGCAGGCGCAAATCCAAGAAGCCTCGCAGAGCGTCGAATCCGCCATCAAGGGGCTTCCACCCGATTTGCAGAATGAGGCTCGCAGTGTATTCAAGGCGCAAGCAGCAGTGGGGAAGCCGGAACAGGGCATACAGGACGCCTTTCAGGTGGTGCAGAAGTACCGCGCATTGACCGATGAGGAAAAGGTTATCAAGGACAAGAACGACGCGGCAATCCAAGCGCAGAAGCAGCAATTCGAGGAATCTTCGCGTGAGGCTGATTCACTTGGTTTGCAAGGGGCAGACCGCGCCAATTACATTGCGGGGCGGGAATTGATTAAGACGGCAACCGGGGGCAAGCCTAGCGAGGAAGATAAGGCGATTTCCGATTATCTCGCGGCTCATGGACTCAAGGAAACACCGGGGAACAGAAACAGCGCGAGGATTGCCCTCAAAGCGGCGGAAAGGGCTCCCGAGAAACCTTCAGCGGAAGATAAGGCGGTGTCAGACCACCTCGCGGCGGCTGGCTTGCCCGATACGCCCGCGAACCGCGACAAGGCGCGGGTAGAGCTTGCCCAAGGCAAGAGCGCAGCGCGGGCGGAAGGGACGCAACAGGCGAAGGAGACTCAAGGGCTTAAGGACATAGTATCGGCGGCTGACGAAGCCAAGGACTTGCAAAAGGCGGGTGACGCCGGAAACTCTGAGGCTGACGTTGCGCTGACACTCGCCTACTTCAAGGTAATGAAGGGAACGGCAGGTGCGGGAATCCGTTTCACCACCGCCGAACAGAACATGATTACAGGCGCAAGGAGCCTGTCAGAAGCCTTGGAAGTCAAGGGCAATAAGGTTTTCGCCAATGGTCAACCGCTCTCGAAGCAACAGCGCCAGCGCATTGTTGACACGATGCAGATTGCGGCAAAGGCGGCACAACGGCAGGGTCAGGGCGGAATGAGCAACCCTCCCGGCATGAACGATGCGAAACCCATCAAGACCGCCGATGACTTGATGAATAAGTACAATATTTCTCCGACAGGTCCGTAATGGCCGACAACGACGCACAAATCGCAGCGGCAATTCAAGACCCCGCGTTCGTCAACCTCCCGATGCAAGAGAAGCGGAAGTTCATGCTCAGGGTGTCGCCGGAATTCCGCGCCTTGCCGATTCCTGAGCAATCGAAGTTCATTGTGAATCTGTCATCTCCGAAAACCTTGAAGCAACCGGAAGATATGGGAGTCATCAAGGGGGCCGCGTCGGAAATAGCGAGTTTTGCTGGCGAACCACCGAAAACGATTGGCGAATCCGTGAAGCAAGGCTTTGTGGCAGGGATAGACCCTACGGGCATTGTCCGCGCCGGGGCATCTCAACTTCCCTTGATAGGGCGTTCGCTCAAAGAAGAATATGAGGCTATTCGTCACCCCCTGACTCCCCAACCCCTGCAAGGACTCCACACTGCAGAGGCAATGGTTCCCATCGCTGGCCAGATGGCGGCGAACCTCGAAGATAAACCATTGGGTGAGGCTACAGGGCGCGGCATTGTAGACATCGGGGCCATCGCCAGCAGTGAGTTTGGGAGATTCTTCAAGGCAAGCGGTGTACCGCCAGAGGAAATGAC